TATTACAGGAGGCACTATGGAAGTTTCAATGCAGATGATATGGGATATTATTGTGACTTTAGTAGTTGTTCCTATGGCATGGTGGGTCAATCAAATGAATAGTGAGGTAAAACGACTCAACATCTTGCTAAACATGACTCGTGAGAACTATATTAAACGAGAAGATCATCAATCAGAGCTGTCTAGGGTGGTAGATCATCTGGTTAGATTAGAAGGAAAGATAGATAAACTAGCAGAAAAGGTCTGAAGAGGGGAGATATTCGGTTAGGGTGTTGTAATCGATCCAGTAAGTTGCGTTATGATGGCTACAGGGGCATTCAAAGCCCTGAAAGGCGCTATAGGTGCAGGTAAAGACCTTCAGGATATGACGGGTCAGCTTGCAACATGGGGCAAAGCCTTCTCAGATTTTACAAATTTAGAAGAAAGAGAAAAAAATCCTCCTTTTTGGAAGAAAACCTTCAGGGGATCTGATGAAGAGACTGCCCTGGAGATATTTGCGAATAAAAAGAAGATGGAACAAATGCGTTCTGAGATAAAAGAGCACATCACATGGCACTATGGAAGGTCTGCATGGGAGGAAGTCTTGCAAATAGAAGCTCAAATGCGAAAAAGAAGAAAAGATGAGCTGTATAGAAAGCAAGCTCAGATAGATAGTCTTATTAACTTTGCTATTGGGTTCGTTTTATTTGGTGTTGGCGCACTAGTAATCTTTGGTATCTTCTATATTTGGGGCAGCAGACAAGGCCGTTGGTGATTTTCATGCACAATAAGGATTGTTTCTAGATGTGGGTGCTGTTATGGCTACAATTAGTGAGCGGAACATTCGATCATTACCATGTTGGTAGCTATTCTAGCGAAGAAGCCTGCAAAAAAGCTAAGGCAGAAGCTAAAGTTCTTGTAACCACCACCAATTCTAAAGTCGTTTGCATCAAAATTGAGAAGTGAAATTAGTTCAATTGAACAAATACAAGTGGGCGGCACTAGATGATGACGGCACTATCCTAATCATCAGCAGTAATCCAAACATTATCAGATCTAATGCACCAATAATAAAAAAAGCTCGCAATAAAAAGAAATATAACAGGCGAGCACAGTCTAAGTGATATAACATATTTCGTTTTTTGAATGTATATTATAGAGGGGGTGTAGGATTCCTAGCGAATTGTAATCGTTTGTGTGGAACACCATGTATACACATACGCACGCACGTCACGCAGACAGGGGGGATGGGGGTGGGTGGGGGTAATATAACACAGTTTAAATTTATACACACACGCTACGACCCACAAGATCAAGAAAAGTTCAATTGCACTAACCTAGCAGTCGGTTCAGTCTAGCCTCTAGCTCTGCCTTGATACTTTCAGCGTCTCGCTCTGTCTTGTCCTCAGTCTCTACCTTGTCAACAAACATGCCAATGGTTTTTCCCAGTAAGCTTAGAGCTTGAAGCCTTGCAGTATCACCTGCATCATCTCCAAAACCTATTTCCTCAAGTTTTTTTATGACCTTCTCCGATCGAGAGAGGGCTTGCATGCGCTGTTCTGAAGCTCTTTGCGTATGCATCTCATTTAATCTTGCTGTTATCTTGCCCTTAATCATTAGCTCATGAGCTTGCCTATTAACCGTTGCTGCCTTCATGTTTGAGGCATCATAAGCCTCCCTGTACGCATCACTAAACGAGAGACCCTCAAAGACACCCTGACAGAAGGTCTCTTGCTTCTCTGTTAGTCCATTGGGGAGAGTAGCACTTCTACTAGTTCCCTTAGTCTTTGACTTACTACCTTCTACTACTCTTAGCTTTGGTTTCTTATTACTCATTAGTGCCATCCTCTAGACGCTGCGCTTGCTTTCGGCGTTTTGGGCAAAACAAATCACCCTGACATTTTCACTACAATCTGGGGCAAACTATACCCAGAAAAAGTGCAATAGAACTTTTTTTATCCTAACATCTAAATTTTTTTTTGTCACGATATCCCTTGTTTTATTGAACTAATCTAAACAATAAGGGAATAAAAGGGCATATAAGGGAAAATAAGGGTTTACATGGGTGTCTAGATATGCGAGAAGAATGACAGACGCAGGGAAGCAACGAGGTTTTAGCCCTCACAATCCCTCCGAATATAGGCTCACAAGCCATGCCAATAGGCTCAAGGTGGCAGACTGAATTGCTTGATCACCCGACACGCTCAATACGAGGATTAACCCTGATAAGCGCAGAGTGAAACAATCGAGAGCGGCAGCAATCAGTTGCCGTTGTCATGGTTTCATTTTTTAACGGAGGTAAGCCAATGACTAACATTACAATTACAGTAAAAGAGGGAAACAACGAAAAACAAATAGGCCTAGATGACTATGTCGAGCGTTGGACATGGAGAGTTCTAGGCATAGGACTTTTGGCTAACGACATGGGAGAGGTTTACGAGCTTCAAAAAATGCAAAAACGCATCGAGGAATTAGCAGTAAATAAGTTCTTCAAACTTTATCAGGAAGAGCAGCAAAAGGAAGCAGCGTAAGATTAACAGTGCAGCCTACGGGCTGCATCATTAATTTTATGAGGAGAAGACAATGAATATCAGAATGCCAAAAAAACAATACGTCAAAAAAATACCAGTCGGTGGCGAACCTAAATGGGTTGTGGGCTTTCATGAGAATAACAAGTTCCACTACTGGATAGATAGTGTCTTTGGAATAAAAGAGGACGCAGTCAAAAAAGCATACGTCAAGCAATTGTTAGAATTGCAAGCTGCTATGGATGAAGTTTGGGATGAAGGTGTCAAAAAAGGACACTTTGGTATGTATGAGGACAAAGGCAATTATTTAGCTTAGGGAGAACATGAAACCATGAGTGCAGCCCTTCGGGGCTGTAGTCGCGGCATCATGCCGATAACAGAAATTGTCAGCCAGAAAAGGATGAACAGATGACAAATTCAAAAAACTTTACCGTGTCCGAAACAGCAATCAATAACATCTACAACGCAGAGCAAGAAATTGGTAAGCTCAAGGGTGTTAACAAAGAAAACAACGAGGCTGCTAACAGCCACAAGATGTCAGCATATGGCGAGGTCATTGCCTCAATCGCTCACGTCAAGCTTGTCAAAGGCAACCTACCTCGTGCAACATCAAAAGCCCTCAAGGGTGCATTGATTGAACAGGCAGGTGTCAAAGAGGCTACTGCTAAACGCTACCTTGAAAACAGCGTAGGCGCTGTCAGATTGATCAAGGATTTCATTGGTGACATACCCACACAGTACACACCAGATGCGGTTGTCACTGACCTCAAGGCTATGGAAATAGATAGCGAGAACAAGCTTGCTAAGGCTGTCAAAGGTGAGCCTGACAAATCAAAAGCACAACGTCTCGCAGAGCAAGTTGTCGGCAAGTTCTCAAACAAAAAAGATGAGAACGGCAAAAGAATACAGGGTGATGTATTCAAAGATGGCTTGACTGATGACGAGCTTGACGAGTTCAACAACGCTATGCGTGAGCTTATGGCTGCACGTACAGCATACCGTAACTCAGAGGCTGCAAAGGCTGCTGAGGCTGAGGCT